AAAGCCACCATTAACTGGATTGTTGAACCTCTAGGTATAAATACTACCGATAAATATTTGGACAAAAATTTTTGGCTGGATGCGAGTGATCGCTTAATGTATGAGGGCAAAGCCCCAGAGTTTTCTGAGACACAGAGAGCCCGTATGCCAGCTTTTTTCGAGCATTCTAATGTCAATCTACCCCAATACGCTTGAGCCACTGCTTGGGCCAAACATACAATCTCTCCTTCTAGAAATGGAGGAGAAGTTTCCACCTGTAAACCCACATCCAAAAGAAGAATTAAATACTATCATGTATAAAGCTGGTCAGCGTTCTGTCGTGGAGTGGTATAAAAATAGAATAGAAGAATGAAGATGTTTCTCTTACCACCCAGTGAGATAGATTCTTTTTGGGATGAAGTTAAACCATTACTAGATAAAGCATTTAATACTGGTTCAGAAGGACTTGTTGCAGATGACTTTAAAGATGCAATAAAAAGATCACTAATGTATCTATGGATAATAGCAGATGAGTACTCTATCGAAGCAGTTCTGCTTTGTGAGCTATTGCAATATCCAAAGAAGAAATCTTGTTATGTCAATGCTTGGGCAACAAAGTCTGGGTATGAATTTGATAAACATTATGATTTCACAATGAAAGAGTTAGAAAACTTTAGTAAAATAAATGGATGTGATTTCCTAGAAGCTAAGACAAGGAAAGGTCTTGCTAAAAAATTAAAATCTAGTGGATGGAAAGATCAGCATTCAGTAGTAAACAAACAATTATCTTAAAGGAGAAAAACTATGGGTAGTATAGGAAGGTCAATAGGTAATGTTGTAAGTGCACCTTTCAGAGCTGTTGCTAATGTACTCAGCCCTCCAAAGGCTACATCATCTAATGTAACTAACATAACTCAAGGTAGTAACTTTGATCCTAGTGGGTTACAAGCACAGATTGATGCATTAAAAAACCAAGCATCTTCTTTTAGTGCATGGCAGACAGGTAGGCAACAAGCATTAGGTAGCGAAGCAGCACAACGTGCTGAGAATAGAGCTTTAGTAGATGCGCTACAATCACGAACTAGTAGTGTTGCAGACCAACTTGCTGCAGCTAGATCAGGTCTTGGTGGTCAGATAGCAGGACTAACTGGTCAGGTAGGAGGACTTGGTAATCAATTAGCAGCTAACATTGCTAATACACAAGGTCTTCAATCAGACTTCCAAGGCTTAGGATCACAAGTAAGTGGACTGAGTAATGTTCAACAGCAATTAAGATCAGGATTAACTAGTGCTCAAGCTGGTCTTAGAGGATTAGGTGATACAGTTACAGGACAACGGGGAGATATCGGTGATCTAGCTAATCAACTTGCTTCTCAAGGAGCTACGCTTAATCAGACAGGAACAGAGTTAGCTGATTTAGGTGCAGGATTTGATAGACTGACAGCAGATCAAAGAAATCAAATATCTCAGCTTTATAACTTGGCTGCTCAAGGGAAGGGAGTTCAAGGAGTTAAAACCTCTCAAGGTCTTACCTTTACTCAACCAAGAGGAGTAGGTACTGGAGCTTTAAATAGAGACGCACTAACATTTGGATCATTAAACTTAGCTTAATACAATGGCAACAGCTAAAGAACGTTATGACTATTTATGCAGTGATCGTTCCCAGTTTCTAAACGAAGCAGCAGAGGCTTCTAAACTAACACTTCCATACCTTATTCGTGGTCATGAAGAACACAGTAAGGGTATGAAAAACTTAAGAACTCCTTGGCAAAGTGTAGGTGCGAAGGGAGTTGTGACATTGGCAAGTAAATTGTCCTTGTCACTAGTCCCTCCACAGACTAGCTTTTTTAAGCTACAAGTTGACGAGAGTAACTTAGGTCAGGAGTTTGGTCCAGAAGTTAAATCAGAATTAGACCTATCTTTCGCTAAGATAGAGCGTACTATCCTTGATGCTATAGCTGCATCAGATGATAGAATACATATACACCAAGCACTACAGCATTTAGTTGTAGGTGGTAATGCTCTAATCTTTATGGGCAAAGTAGGTTTAAAACTGTTTCCTCTAAATCGCTACGTTATAGAACGAGATGGTAACGGTCAAGTTATTGAAATAGTAACAAAAGAACGTATCAGTAAAAAATTATTACAAGATTATATCCCCCAAGAAGATGAAGTGTTATCATCTACTGATGATTACTTTGATGATAAAGAAGAGTGTGATGTATACACTCATGTTAAAAGAGATAACAACAGATTCATTTGGCATCAAGAAGTATATGGAAAGATAATTCCTAAGTCAATGAGTAAGGCGCCAGTAGAGGCTACACCATGGTTACCATTAAGATTTAATACAGTCGATGGTGAATCATATGGTAGAGGTCGTGTTGGTCAATTCCTCGGAGATCTTAAGTCACTTGAAGCACTCTCTCAGGCTATCGTAGAAGGCTCTGCAGCAGCTGCTAAGATTGTTTTTGTAGTATCACCATCAAGTACTACTAAACCAGCCACGCTGGCTCAGGCAGGTAATGGAGCTATCGTTCAAGGTAGACCAGATGATATCGGAGTAGTGCAAGTGGGGAAAACTGCTGACTTCCAAACAGCTTATAACCTAGCTCTTCAACTAGAAAATAGGATATCAGAAGCATTCTTAATAATGAATGTACGTCAAAGTGAACGTACTACAGCTGAAGAAGTCAGAATGACACAGTTGGAACTAGAACAACAGCTTGGAGGACTCTTTGGATTACTCACGGTTGAGTTCTTAGTACCATATCTGAATAGAAAACTAAATGTATTCCAAAAGACAGGTGAGATACCTCGTATTCCTAAAGGATTAGCTAAACCTACTATTGTAGCTGGTATTAATTCTCTTGGAAGAGGACAAGATGTACAAGCATTAGGTCAGTTCTTGCAAACTATTGCACAGACAATGGGACCAGAAGCTATAGGTCAATACATTAACCCTGATGAAGTTATCAAACGTCTTGCAGCTGCTCAAGGTATTGATGTTCTTAATCTCGTTAAGAGTGTGCAGGAACTTCAACAAGAACAACAACAAGCACAGCAACAACAACTACAGATGGAAGGAGCAAAACAAGCCGGTCAATTAGCTAATGCTCCGATAAATGATCCATCTAAGAATCCTGCATTAGAAGAACAACTAACACCACCTGAAGTATAATGGCAGAAACAATGACATATGATCCGGGTACTGATTCAGTAACCACGGAGAATAGCTTAACACCAGAAGAACAAGATTCTTTAGCAATAGGTGAAGAGATGGCGAACCAGCAGGAACAAATGCTTGCTGGTAAGTACGAAAATGCTCAACAATTAGAAAAGGCTTATATAGAACTCGAAAAAAAATTGGGCGAAAAATCTGGGCCAGATTCAACAGAAGAAGCTCAGGAACCAGAAGAAATTAAAGAAGAATCTCCCGAGGAAACTGGTGAACCAGCAGAGTTTGCTTATCTTGATGACATCTGGGATCAAGCTCAAGAGAAAGGAGAAGTTAGCAAAGAATTAATAGATAAACTGGAAGGGTTGAGTGCTAGAGAAGTAGCACAACAATACCTAAACTGGAGAGCAGATGCTGCTACTAAATATGTACCTAGACCTGATATGTCTGAACAAGATGTCTCAGCTTTAAAAAATATAGTAGGTGGAGATCAGAATTATACTAACATGTTACAATGGGCTCAATCAAATCTCAGTGAACAAGAGATTAATATGTTTGATACCGTTATGCAACGTGGTGATGTATACTCTGCTTTCTTTGCAATCAATTCTTTAGCTCAAAGATATCAAGATAATGTGGGGTATGAAGGTAAAATGTTAACAGGAACAGCAGCTAAAGGTGGCGGTAATACATACCGTAGCCAACAAGAATTAGTTGATGCGATGGGAGATCCAAGATATGACAATGATCCAGCATATCGTAATGATGTGATGGAGAAACTTGCTAGATCTGATTTAAAATTTTAGCTATGGCAGTACTACAAAAGACAAATGACTTACAAGCTGCTCTGGAGATAGGTAAACAGGAAGGGTTAGAGATAGCTAAGTTTGATAAATTTAAAGCTACTCAGGAATGGGTTAACAAATGGAGACAAGAGAATGGAGTTGGTCCTAATGTTACTCCTTCTAAAGATATAGTTCCTTTCAAATGGATGCATCCTTTCCTACATAAGGTAGAGATTGATGGCTTACAGATAGCCGGTGATCCTAGCTTTACAGTTGGAGGAGGTCAGAGTAGCAGAAGGAATAAAGCTATCATGAAAAATGCTGATGTAGATGCTCCTAATGCTAAACAGTTTATGGATAAACTAAAGCTTGGACCATCTATGTTTCCTGTTAAGAAAGCAGATGCAAAGGCACTTACTGATGTCCTATCACCACATCAAAATCCACGTAGTGGCAGTTTGAGAGATAGTGGCCTAACTGATGAGCAAAAAAAAGACTTACTTATTAGAGGAGTGGCAGCATACAAAGCATAATAATAGAGCGCCGGCCCGAACAGTTCATCGTAACCGGCCATTAACCTAATCTATTTATCTTAATGACCTCAAACATATTTCCTAAAGAACCCAAAGTAGAAGTAATTGAACCTCCTACAACTAGGGAGTATTTACAAAATGCCGAGCGTGTAAATGGCTGGCTTGCAATGATTGGTTTCAATGCAGCAGTAGGGGCTTACGCTTTCACAGGACAAATCTTTCCTGGGGTATTTTAAAGAACTGGCGGCTCGATAGTCGAATCAGAAGAAGCCACCTCAACATCACGTCCGTTCATTCTCTAATGAGAACGCATGAAACCACATCATGGAACGGGGGTGTGGTACTGGAGTATTACAATGACT